AAGTAAGCAATGAACTTAAATTTGAGAGAGTCTTTAAGGAGGTGAACTCGTTCCCAAACTTGGTTGACGATCCAGATATCGTTTAAACAGATGATGAAGTCTGGTTTTTCTTTCTGTACTACCTGGGGTAAGCGCCCGATGCCAAAGCGGTCGGAGGGGTTTTGAGCGCCTGCAGGGTAGATCTTGAAGGGCAGGTCGTGAGGATCCCCGTGGTAGTTGATGCCAAACGCTACAACTTCATGTGTATTCGCTAGGTGCTCAAGAATACTGTGTGTAACTCTGGCGAATCCTGTGTTTGAAAGGATGTCGCCATACCAGAGAATTTTCGCCATTTGGCATTAGAATCTTGCCTATCAGTATACAGACACTTTCTAGAATCACATGCCTAGCAGAGAAACATTTGCGTACCGTCGTGCTCTAAAACTCCGCGCAGCAAAAGCTGTGGACTCAGAGAGTGGAGCGATCGACAATATCTTTTTACGCGCCTCGGACGACTTCCATACGTTCTGTACGATTATGGATAAGGCCCCGGCGGCCCATATGTTGGAGTGGCACAAGCACTTAATAACAGGCGATAGCAATAGGTATCTCTTAGATATTGCTGGACCTAATCTTGATATCTTGGCACCCAGGGGTAGTGCTAAGTCTACTGTGCTCAACATGTTTACAGCATGGATTATTGGGAGGCACACTACTGCAGGACTGCCCTTGCAGATTATTTATTGTTCGTACAACATCGCCACGGCCATACCTAAGAGTCGAATTATCAAGCAGATTATCGATTCCTCGACGTACAAAAAGATTTTTCCGAAAGTTATGCTGCGCTCGGGTATGCAGTCGGACATCGGTTGGAGTATTGATTTCGATTACGCAGGCATTAGCCGTGTGGGCGATGAGGAATTTACCCTCCGAGCCGCCGGCCTTAGAGGTTCTATTACGTCAAAACGTGCTCACCTTGTTATCGTAGATGACCCTATCAAGTCTAGTACTGATATTAAGAACCCTACTATTAGGGAAGAGATGAACAACAACTGGAGCTCTGTGATCGCGCCGATTATTTTTGAGGGCGGCCGGTCAATCTGTCTTGGTACTCGATTCCATCCGCTCGATATCCATAAGACGATGTTCATCCCGGATAAGGGCTGGAAACAAGTACAGCAAGAAGCACTTACTTATGATGACGATGGTGAGCCAGTCAGCTATTGGCCTGAGCAGTGGAGCGTTGACTACCTTCTGGGACAAAAGGAGCTCGACCCTGTTGCGTTCGCTTTCCAGTACCAGCAGCAGCCGGTTATGTCCTCGGACCTGGTTCTCTCGCCAGATCTTTTGATTAAAGGAGACGTGGTAACCGAATTTGATAGCCTCGCGGTGGGTATCGACCTGTCGGCAAGTAAGAATGAAACGTCGGACTACACAGCGTTTGTGCTGGGCGGTCGTTTAAAAGATAAGTACTATATTATTGACGCACACCAAGTGCGCTCTATAGGCAACCTTGAGAAGATAGATCTACTGTGCAAGATGCTTGTTGAGTGGGGGATACTTCAGGAGGACAACGACGGTAAGTATTTTCCAACCTACTCAACCTGTTCATTAGTTGTTGAATCGGTCGCTTATCAGGCTTCTTTGGCGGCTGACTTACGGCGTGTAATGCTCAGCGAGTGGGGTCTAGGTAACTTGCATATCCACGAGGTCAAGGGTTTCCGAGGAGACAAGATCGCTCGTTTCCGAGGAACTTTGGGTCTGCTAGAGAACAAGAAAGTCACCTTTAACAGATATCGCAAATTCGATGCCTTGTTCGATCAGCTGATTAACATCGGTGCGACGTCTCACGATGACTTGTTGGACGCGTACACTCACCTCGTCTGCTTTCTGCAGCGTCGCGGCAACTTCGAGATGGAGTACTGATGGAAGACTATAAGTTTCTTATCTTTGTTACGGCGCACAACCCTTTAGCGAGGTTTGACGCTCTCCTTAAAACCCTGCGTGGCTATGAAGGCATACCAGGGGTGAAGGATGTATTTATATACATCGACTATGAGCATGAAGACGATAGAGATACTGTAAAAGCCTTAGTTGAAGCTAACGTTACTTTTAACTCGCTACATATCGTTGTAGCTTCAGAGTCTTGGGAGGGGTACTCCTTGACCTGGGCGCATAAAGGTCTGCTGCGTGAAGCAGTTTTAAACAAGTACTACGACTTCTACGTCTACACAGAAAACGATATTTACTTCACGAGTGAAAACTTCGTGTACTGGTTCTTGTACAAAGACAGGCTGAAGAAACTAAATCTTGAGCCTGGGTTTTGTCGGTATGAGTCTTATGGGTCTAAACAAGTTCCCTTTGATAACCACAAGGTCTGGCAACTCAACAAGCCAACCGAGTCCGTATGGGGCGACAGACCTTATCAAGTTGAGTCTTATCTGACACCGTTGGATGACTGGTTTGTTGGATTCGTTTCTTTAGGCAACCCTTACATGGGGATGATGATCCTTGACCAGGAGATGGCGGAGCAGTACGTAATCTCCCAGAGTTCAAATCCTATAAAAAGTTTTGAGCTCACCCAGTTTCGTTGCTGGCCGCTCGCTGACAGAAGTTCTATGGGACTTGCGTTTGAAAAGTTGCGAGATGGTCAGGAGCATCGCCGGGTTGTGCCTGTTGTAAAAACTGGTGACAGGGTTCAGATAGCTCCCTGTGGCCTAGTCGAGCACTGCGACACAAAGTACAGCTTGGATTTAGAGGATAAACTGGGTCGCGTTCTCGATGTCACGGAGATGTTCGGTTATGACTAAACCTGAGTACGTTCAACTAAGCTTGACCGATTTAGGTTTGCAAGTGCAGCAAAGTGATCATGATTCTGTAAATCACCCTAGTCACTATACGCAGGGTTCGATTGAGACAATCGACTACATGGAGTCTTGCCTGACCGCCGAAGAGTTTTGCGGAGGTTGCAAGATGAATGTGTTGAAGTATGTATCAAGGGAAAAGCATAAGAACGGTCTAGAGGATCTTAAGAAGGCCCGGTGGTACTTAGATCGTTTGATTAGTTACTTGGAGAAGAGCAGTTCGACGCGTTAAGATAGACGAAACAGTCTCTCTATATGGATATCCGCGCTTTTGGCTCTGTGTACGGGCAGACTGCCTCGCTACCCTACGCAAGCGGTTTTGCTTGGGCCCCTGCTGACGGCCGCAAGAATTTTGCTACGTGTAGAGCAATCTTTATCGAGGATGACGGTGGCGGCACGAAGGGTTACCTTACTGTCGAACTCTCGGATGCACCTGGTCAGCACTCTACTGCCACCAACCTAACAGGTAATAGTCTCATCCCTATTGCTTGTACTGCCATGATCAGCGGTAATGTTAACGGTGTCTTCGTTCTTTACTAATGGATCCCTATACTCAGGCCGCTTTTGGTTTTGCTAAGGCTTACCAAATGAACATGCGTGCTGCTGATGAGCAGCGTCGCGCTAATCAGCCATCTAGTAACGCGTTTGCTGAGGGCGTGGCTGACGAGGAGCGTGATTACACGTATTCTCCGAATCCACAGGCTCCTGCTGCTCCGAACGAGCAATATACCGGGATGGACTCAGACAACGGCACAGTTCTAGACGACTCCAACGGGAACTCGTTAAAACGGGCAAAACAAAAAGCTTCGAAGTATCTGCAGGCTGGAGACTGAGTTAATATAGTGAGACACGCTCTCACTCACAGTGCTCATAGACTGTTTTCCTTATTTTAACGAGCGAGAAATTCTTGAGCTTCGTATCAAAACCTTAGAAGATCACGTTGACGGTTTTCTGATTACGGACGCCAACCGCACGCATCGCGGCGAGGATAAACCGTTCACGTGTTTGGACACAATTCGTGAGCTTGGCTTGCCTGAGGAGAAAATTCAAGTTCTTCACGTTGAACTTCCGTCTGCCGAGGAAGCACCTGACCCGTGGATTCGTGAGCGAGGTCAAAGAGACGCACTCGGCGTAGGGCTACATATGATGCCGGAGGATACAGTCTTTATATGCTCTGACTGCGATGAAATCGCGAATCCAGCTAAATTTCCTGAGCTGTTAGAAGTCGTGAAAGAGGAGAAGGATAAGATTGTGCGTCTCAGTATGTCCATGCACTACGGACGAGCGGATCGTCAGCTAGTTTCGCCGAGCGGCGAGCTCTTCGATTGGCGTTGTGGCGTAGTCAGCACCGTGGGTCAGTTGAAGGAGTTTGGTACTTTATCCTCTATGCGTGCCACGCAGAACAATAGATACTTTGGTACTAGAGATGCAGGATGGCATTTGAGCTGGATGGGCGACGCTGATAAACGCAAGACTA